CAGACGGAACTAATATTGTTGACGCAGGATTTAGTGGCGCTCTTGATGTAGAAGGAAGAGAATTAGTTTTAGATGCAGATGGTGATACAAGTTTAACAGCAGATACAGATGATCAGATAGATATTAAAATAGCTGGAACTGATCAATTAACAATTAAAGATGGAGCCTTGTCTCCCGTTACAACTAACGATATTGATTTAGGTACAGCAAGTTTAGAATTTAAAAATGCATTTTTTGATGGCACAGTAACTTCAGATGCTTTTGCTGGACCACTTACAGGTAACGTAACAGGAAATGCTTCTGGTACTGCAGCAACAGTAACTACTGCAGCGCAATCAAACATTACATCATTAGGGACTTTAACAACTTTAACAGTTGATAATGTTATTACTAATGGTTCAACAATTGGACACACTAGTGATACAGATTTAATTACACTTGCAGATGGTGTAGTAACAGTTGCAGGTGAATTAGATGCAACAACATTAGATATTTCAGGTAACGCAGACATAGATGGAACTTTAGAAGCAGACGCTATTACAATTAACGGAACAGCAATAGCTTCAGTATTAAGTCCTATAGCAGGTGGTTCTGGTATTGTAACAACAGGTGCATTAGACGCAGGATCAATTACTTCAGGATTTGGTGCTATAGATAATGGTACTTCAGGAATTAGAACAAATACATTTACTGCAGAAACTTCTTTTGTTCCAGATGCACAAGATGGTGCAGCTTTAGGTACAACTTCTTTACAATTTTCAGATTTATTTTTAGCAGATGAAGCCGTAATAGGTTTTGGTGATAATAATGAAGTTACTTTAACCCATGTTCACGATACTGGAATATTATTAAATGGTACAAATGTAATTCAATTTAATGACGCTTCACAAAATATAGGTGCTCCGTCAAATGCTATACTAGATATTAATGCAACAGATGAAATAGAATTAAATTCAACTTTAATTGATATCAATGCTAATGTTGAAATATCTGGAACAGCTACTACAACAGGTGTACACACATTTACTGCTGTACCTCTTTTTCCTAATGATACGATTGAAACTGCAGATATTCAAGCAGACGCTATAACAGCAGCAAAAATAGCAGATAATGCTGTGGTAACTGCAGGAATAAATGCAGATGCTGTAACGGGTGCTGAAATTGCTGATGACGCAATTAATTCGGAACACTATACAGACGGAAGTATTGACCACGTTCATTTAGCTGGAGATGCAGTTGATGGCGATAATTTAGCAGATAATGCAGTTGACTCGGAACATTATACTGACGGAAGTATTGACACCGTGCACATAGGAGATAACCAAGTAACCCTAGCAAAAATGGCTGGTGGAACAGACGGAAATATCATTAGTTTTGATGCAAGTGGAGATCCAGTTGCTATTGCTACGGGGTCCGATGGCCAGGTACTTACCTCAACTGGTGCAGGAAGTCCCCCTGCGTTTGAAACACCAGCTGCAGGAATATCAGCAGGAAAAGCTATTGCATTTGCAATAGTTTTCGGATAAAAATATAATAAAAGGAACAAAAATTTATGGCAAATCCAGACATAGTAAGCGTAACATCCATCCTTGGAGGTAACGCAGGTTTTAATTTAACAAATACAGCAACAGCTACTTTATTAACTGTATCAGCTGAGAAAATAGTAAAATTAAATTCAATAATTATTGCAAATGTTGATGGAACTAATGCAGCTACTGTTGATATATTTGTAGATGGATTGGGCACAGGTACAGGTGGTGGTACAACTGGTGCTGTAACAACAGGTGCGGATGCAACTGTTTATTTAGCAAAAACAATTTCAGTTCCCGCAGACGCAACTTTAAGTCTTTTAGAAAATCCTATCTATTTAATGGAAGGTGACATATTAAAAGGTGGAGCTAGTGCAGCATCTGATTTAGATTGTTTTTTATCATTTGAAGTTCTAGACGACGCATAGGAGATAACTAGCTATGGCAAATGGCGGAATTATCGGACCAGTTCAAACAGTTGCAGTAGTTTCAGCTGTTAATCGAACAACAGCTTTTACAGCAAACGGAAATTTTACAGTGCAAGCAGGAACCAAAGAAGTAGATTATCTTATGGTTGCTGGAGGCGGTGGTGGATCAAATGCACAATGTAGAGCTCAAGGTGGTGGAGGTGGAGGGGGACTTACAACTTCTTTTCCAGGTGGCACTAAATCAATTGTTAACCCAAGAGCCGTTCTTGCAGTTGTAATTGGTGGTGGTGGATCAAGTGGTGCTGCTAGTAATTCTGCAGGTGGTACTCATAATATTGGTAGTAATACAACATTTAATTGTTTAACAGCAGGTGGCGGTGGAAAAGGTGATGGTGCGGCTCCTTTAGGATCAGGTGGTGGTGGACCTAGTCTTGGTTGTGGCCCTGGTCAATCTGGTGGACCTCAAGGTAATAATGGTGGAGCTGGTAACTGTAATTCTAACACACCTGTTGCAGGTTCTTTTACATTTGTAGCTGGAGGTGGTGGAGGTGCTGGAGGTGCTGGTGGTAATGGTACGAACCCAGGTGAAACAGTAACCTCAGGTGCAGGTGGAGCTGTAGCAACTAATGCTATTACAGGTAGTACAGTATCTTATGCAGGTGGAGGTAGTGGTGCAGCACAAGCATTTCCAAATAACCCAAAAGATGTAGCTATTGGATCAGCAACTCCTACATCTGGTCTAGGTCAAATGTTTGGTGGATGCGCTGCAGGTGCTGGATCAGCAAATACTGGCGGTGGTGGAGGTGGTGGTACAAGTACAAACCCAACTTCTCCAAGAACTGCAACTGGTGGTGCTGGAGGTTCTGGTCATGTTATTATTAGAGAATATGCTAATACTTTAAACGAAGCCCCTGGTGTATGGAATATAAACGAAGTTTATGATAATGTTAAAGCAGGTACTTGGAGTAACACTAATTAAAATATAGGGTTTATTGACTTTTTACAATATAGATATTATAACAAAATAAGGAAAATAAATATGGCACATTTTGCAGAATTAGAATCAAAAACAGATCCAACAGGTTTTACATCTGATACACATTTAATTGTTAAACAAGTTACAGTTGTAGCAAATGATGAAGTACCTTCAGATGAACATGTTGATGGTGAAACATGGTGTAAAAATTTTTTTAATCTACCAGATACAAATTTTAAACAAACTTCTTATAATCATAATTTTAGAAAACAATATGCAGGTATAGGCATGGTTTATGATGCATCAAAAAATAAATTTTTATCACCTCAACCCCATGCTTCATGGGCATTGGATAGTGATGATGATTGGCAAGCACCAATAACTTATCCATCAGTAATTGATGATGGTGAAGAAACACCTTCATGGTGGTATTCTATTAAATGGAACGAAACAAAATATAACGCTGACAACGATACAGGTTGGGAAGCTACTAAATCAAACGATGACGCGGAAACCAAAACAGTTCACAATTGGAACGGTTCAGCTTGGGTTTCCGAATAGGGGACTTTAAATGGCAAGATCAAACGGCGGATTAGTTGGTGCAACAGCTTCAGTATGTATACAAGCAGCACAAATTACTAGTAAAACATCTACAGGAAATGTTACAACACAACCATTAACAACTACAGTTAGAGTTCTTGTAGTAGGTGGTGGAGGTGGAACTGCAGCATGTGGAAGTGGTGGAGGTGGTGCTGGAGGATTTAGAGACATAAGTTGTATTTCCGTTTGCGGTAATACTGCATATACAATGACCGTTGGTGCAGCTGGTGCTGGATCTTCTAGACCAGCTGGTGGTGGTTCTGGAGGAAATTCAGTTGCAGCTTTCCCATCTAACCCAATAACTTCTGCTGGTGGTGGAGGTGGTAATTTTGGTAATGGTAGTGCTGGTGGTTCTGGTGGTGGTTCTGGAGGATGTGGTTTTGAAAGTCCAGGAAATAATACTGGTGGAGCTGGTAATACTCCTCCTGTTAGTCCATCTCAAGGAAGTGCTGGTGGTGGTTCTCAAAGAAATCAAGGTGGACAAGGTGGTGGTGGTGGAGCTAATCAAGCTGGTGGTTTTGCAAATAGTGGTAATGGTTCAGCAGGGGGCGCTGGTAAACCAAGTAGTATTACAGGATCAAGTGTTACTTACGGTGGAGGAGGTGCAGGCGGTTCAGGTGGTCCAGCCAATGAAGGCGGATCAGGCGGATCAGGTGGTGGTGGTAATGGAGGATCTAACGCAGGTGGAACATGTGCTACAAATGGTGCTGATAATACAGGGGGTGGGGGTGGTGGTTCATCTCATAACCCAACTACTCGTGGAGCTAATGCTAATGGTGGTTCAGGAATAGTTGTTGTATCAGAAGCTGCAATTCAAAAAGCACCAGGTGTGTGGAATTTAAGAACACATTATAGACAAAAGAGATTAGGAGTTTGGACTTCTTAATAATTGACAATTAGTCTAGCATAAGTATATTGTTTTTATGGTGGTAAAAGAAAGAATATGAATTTAACAAACTATTATTGGTATTTTAAATCAGTTATTCCAGAACGTGTCTGTGATGATATTGTTCGTTATGGAAAACAACTGCAAGATCAAATGGCAATGACTGGTGGATTTGGTGATGTTACAAATTTAAATAACAAACAAATTAAAAATTTAAAAAAGAAAAGAAATTCTGATATTGTTTGGATGAATGATAGATGGATATATAAGGAGATACAACCCTACATTAATAAAGCAAATGAAAATGCTGGTTGGAATTTTCAATGGGATCATTCTGAGTCTTGTCAATTTACAAAATATACTAAAGGTCAATTTTATGATTGGCATTGTGATAGTTGGGATCAACCCTATCAAAGAGAACAAGGAGATCCGTCTCACGGTAAAATTAGAAAATTATCTGTAACTGTTACTTTAACAGATCCAAAAAAATATAAAGGTGGTGAACTAGAGTTTGATTTTAGAAATCAAGATCCTGATAAAAAACCTAACGTACATAAATGCATTGAGATATTACCCAAAGGATCTTTAGTTGTGTTTCCTGGTTTTGTGTGGCATAGAGTATGTCCTGTAAAAAGTGGTGAACGGAACAGTTTAGTTATATGGAATTTAGGATTTCCATTTCAGTAAAGGAAAAATATGAAAAAAACTACTTACCCTAAAAAATTAAATAAAGAAGA